GTTGATTTATCCCGAGTTGAGAAAACCAAATAAAATCACCACTGTCTTTCTTTGTGAAATATGTTAAAACCTCAGAGCAAGGTTCAAAGTAACTATCACGGAACAAAGAGGAAGGCAGACGCTGGTAGGCGTTACTCCCAGAGGAGTAGACGACTAGGGAACGAGCCCGGGTGCGCGACTGACAGGAAAGAGAAATCTCTCTTTCCTGCTACGGTCGTACACACGAGGTTTTGGGAACTAGGCGGATGCGAGTCTGTGCTCCAAATCCACCCGAAGAACATTAGTTCCTCGTTCTTGGTTGATGCCAACACATGGTCACTACACGGCAGTAGGGCTCGTGCATGGTTGTCGGCTTTGAATGATATGCTTCGGCTCATTGGTTGTCCTCTCCCAGATTCGAGGGAGAGTACCCAATTTCTCAGCAAGTACACGGAAGCTTCTTATGTAGACCTCGGTGAAACGTTTTTGAAGTATCACATGACTTTTATCTTTTGTCATGTGATGCACCAACCGCTTCCCGAGAGACCGATAGAATTGCCTGTGTCGGAGCGAGACGGCTATCTCGTCTGGCCACTTTGGACTTTCTTCAAAAGTCGATTGTTTGTCCCCCCTGGAAAGGAGGCAAACCCTCTTCAAATGAAGATTGTTTACAGTTTGTGCCAGTTCAAGAAAGCGTGTCCCCCGATTTCACAGGAAGCTGTCGAACAGAAACGTGCTGAGACTCTTATTGCACTAACAAAATTGCCCCCCACTGTTATTATTGAAAGTGAGGAGGAGGCCCTATATAGATCCATTGATGATATCGTCGCTCTTTTGAAACCAGATCGCAGCCTTATGCTCTTAGATGAGTGTGGCACTTCTGATTCGCACCGACCATCAAGGGTTCCTTCTGCGTCGGCCCACTTTGGGCACTCCCGGAAATCCGGGGGTGCGCTAGGTGTGCTGGCCCGCGACACTGAGTTTTCTGGACCTGACGGGATTCTCGATTCAATTCGAGAAGTCAGGCCGGGTAAACTCATTGAGTTGCGACACATCCCTTCCAGGTTTCTGGTAAGGGAGTGTAGGGAGGAACTGCTTGATGGCAGACTAGGTGCGGAAGTTCATGTGGTACTGGAACCGTTTAAAGCGAGATTTATTACAACCGGCCCCCCAAAGACTTACCATTTAGCTAGACTTGTTCAAAAGGTCTGGCATACACAACTACGTCAGCATCCCATATTCTGCTTAATCGGAGAGACGGCGACCGAGAGAGTCCTCAATGAGGCCTTTATCGGAACGAGTCACTTTGGTTCTAAGTTTGAATCTGGAGATTATAAAGATGCGACAAATAATGTTAGTAGTGTGTATGGCCAGTATATTCTAAATAAAAGCTTGTCTAGGCTCGGAGTCTCAATTGAGGCGCAAATGATCCTTTCAAAGACATTAACCGACTATCGGATTGAGGGTTTAAGGGAAGGGAGCGCAGAGATGCAGAACGGACAACTAATGGGTTCACCATTAAGTTTTCTTGTTCTCTGTATGTTAAACGCTGCCTTGATCCTAACCGCATACCGCCTTTCGGGTTATGAATTTGATTTAAGCGAAGCACCTATTCGTGTTAACGGAGACGATTGTCTCTTTCGATGTGATGGGGCTACTTCGCGGAAGTGGAAGGAACTTGCGACCCAGATTGGACTCGCCATATCGCCCGGGAAGAGCTACCGGAGCAAGCACTTTGTCATGATAAACTCCCGCCTCTTTAAGGTGGACCCCTGTTTTGAAGCTGGGGAATTATCGATGTTTCGATATATTCCCTACTACAATTTGGGGCTCCTCCGAGGTCAGGGGAGAGTGTTATCAGACACGCGGAGACCCAATCCATCAAAGGATTGTGTTGGTCCCAGCATGCTTGCCGGAGCCGCCCGAGACCTTCTCAATGTTCACCCATCTACGAAACACGAACAAATGATGAAGTTGTTTGTTCAGAGACGCAAGGGTGAGATTGAAAGAGTTTCTCGACGATGGCAGAGTTGGTTTTTACCAGGAAGTCTGGGGGGGGGTGGGTTGCCACAGACCCGGCGTAGAAGCTTGACGTACACACAGAAGTGTGTCGCCTCGTTATGTGCCAGGGATGGTGGTGGATTGGATATGGGTGTACTGGGCAAGCCGGCTTATTTGGCCCGGGCGGGGATCGAGGAGGTCGCATTAATGCGAGCCCGTGGTTTCCGTCAGGGTTGGAGAGTTGGTCGTAGTGAAAGACCGTGCCGTGCGAGCCAGTGGTGGCCGTTGGGTGTGGATTTAGTGCATAGGAATGGAGCCGAAGGAGAAAGTCGCGTCCGCCAAGCGCTTTCTCAAGGACTGAGAGATTCACCATGGAAACAGCAGGAGTGGTTTAGGTCACACTGTTGGGACTATATGGATCCTGTGGAGAACACTTTAAATAAAAACGTGTCCTATCAAGAAACATGTGAGCGCGTCGATATGTCGCATTACTCAGATGGTATTCTTGCAGGGATATAGGGACATAACCCCCGAGGTTATGCCGGTAAGTTTGTTAATTACCGTAAAGAAGTGTGGAGCCTACCAGCGTAAGGTTGTCTTTAAAGAAATATTTTATAAACGAGACATCCTTCTCAGCTTTGCCAATATTGGTGAGGCGGGG